GAAAATCTGGATTAAAAACATTATACTATTGCAGATCTGAAAAGATTGGTAAGGCAGATAAAGTTGCAAAGAGTATTGAACGTCAAGTTATTGAAGAAATTGATTTAACACAACTTGCATCTGAAGGTGATGCATGTATTGCATGTGAAGGTTAAGTATGAGTTTTTTAGTACATCCATTACCACCAAAACAAGTCTTTGTAAAGAAGGAATATTTGTATGACTTACAAAAAGGTCATGGAGAGTTAACACCAGGAATTTGGATCTCTGTAAAATCAGTCGAAACAAAGGCATTATATTTTGAAACACTATTAACTGAATATGGTGCATTATATGATAAGTTACCTTTATCAGCCTTTGTATGGCGAGAAGATATAAATAAAGAGGAACAACTACCTTTAGGTGTATTACAGTTATGGGATTGCTTTGATTATCATCTAAAAGTTATACAGAAACCAATATTAGGTAGATGTGAATTTAGAGGTAAAGATGGTAAGTGGTATCCTGGTGATTATGAATTTACAATTGATAACTGTCATCCAGATCAAAGTGTTTTAAATACTAATTTTTCAGAACACGATCCAGAACACAAATCATTTAATATTATAAAATTAGATAATGGTCAATTTGCAGCACAGCCAAATAATAGAGTTATTTGGAGAGACTCATCTTTGACCCCATCTAAATTGAAACAACCTGACTTTAAAGTATGTACACAAAATTATTGTGTTGAGACAGAACCAAAATGGTCAGTAGGACATACAGATGAATGGCAATATAAAGCGATAGGAGAGAAGGAATAATGAGAGTACTTAAGTTTTCAGCATCATGGTGTAATCCATGTAAGAACTTACAAAAGAGTTTACAAGAGAATGAAGATGTGTTAAAATATAAAGTTGAAGATATTGATATAGATGAATCACTTGAAGAATCACAAAAGTATGGTATACGATCTGTACCTACAATAGTATTACTTGATGATGATAATAAGGAAGTTGCAAGATCAACAGACATAAAATCAGCAAATCAATTAAGGGAGTGGACTGACAACAATGAGTAAACGTAAATTAAGATTAACAGATGATAGAAATTTTTTTAAACCATTTAATTATCCATGGGCGTATGAATCATGGTTAAAACATGAGCAGTCTCATTGGTTACATACAGAAGTACCAATGTTAGAAGACGTTAAAGATTGGAAAAAGAAATTAACTGATCAACAAAAATATTTTCTAACAAATATCTTTAGATTTTTTACACAAGGCGATATCGATGTAGCAGGTGCTTATGTAAAAAATTACTTACCATTTTTTCCACAACCTGAAGTAAGAATGATGTTAGCAGGATTTGCAGCAAGAGAAGCATTACATGTTGCAGCATATAGTCATTTAATTGAGACATTAGGAATGCCAGAATCTACATACAATGAATTCTTAGAATATAAAGAGATGGCAGACAAACATGATTATTTTACATCATTAGCAGGACAAAGTGAAAATACAATTGCACAACAAATAGCAGCATTCTCGGCATTTACAGAAGGTATGCAATTGTTTAGTTCATTTATTATGTTATTAAACTTTCCACGTCATGGACTTATGAAAGGTATGGGTCAAATAGTTACGTGGTCAATCGTTGATGAAACACAACATGCAGAATCAATGATTAAACTTTTCAGAACCTTCGTAGAAGAAAATAGAGATATATGGAATGACAAATTAAAGTCAGAAATATACACTATAGCTGAAAAGATGGTGGAACTCGAAGATCGTTTTATTAAATTAGCGTTTGAATTGGGTGATATGCCAGACTTAACAGCGGAAGAAGTAGAAACATATATACGCTACATAGCTGACAGAAGATTAATTAGTTTAGGATTAAAAGGAATTTTTAAGGTTAAAAAGAATCCCTTACCTTGGGTTGAAACAATGATTAATGCACCAACACATACGAACTTTTTCGAGAACCGTGCAACAGATTACGCCAAGGGAGCTCTAAAGGGCTCATGGGAGGAGGTATGGGCAGCAAGCTAACTATACTATTTTTTCTTGTATTTTTATTAATAGTACCAGTAAGTAGTCAAGAAAATTTAACTTTAGATGAGATGCAAACATGGGAAGTATGTGCATATGTTAAACAGTTATCTTTTTTATTATCACAAATTTGGATATATAGAGGAGAAGAACCAACAATACATGCAAGCAGACCAGCAACAGAATATGAAATTAGAATTATAAATAAAACTCAGCATAGAGTGAAAGAATTAATTCACTATCCAACAGAAGATTTTGTTGCAACTGCTGAAAATGTTTCAAATAAAATTTATAACGAATGTATGGAGGATGCACCATTATGATAACAGTAACAGATGCAGCAAAAGCTCAAATCATTAAAGTACTTAGTGAAGAAGCTCAAACTACCTTAAGAGTATTTGTACAAGGTGGTGGTTGTGCTGGATTGAACTATGGATTTACTTACTGTGATGATTTTGATGAGGACGACGACTTTGTTGTAGATATTAATGATGATTATAGAATGGCAATAGATGGAGCATCATTTCCTTATATAGATGGTGCTACTATTGACTATGAAACAAAAATGATGGGATCACACTTCACGTTTAAAAATCCGAATGCTTCAGCAACGTGTGGATGTGGATCATCATTTGCTGCTTAGGAGAATGAATGGAAAATTTTCAATTTGAATGTCCACACTGTGATAGTATCTTTGAAATAACATCACAAGAGGTTGATGAACCTGAATACTGCGTGTTTTGTGGAGAGAATATGAGTGACCCACCTGATGCCGCTGCTAAGTGGGAAACAGGATTTGAAGATGACGGAGATTATTAAAGAGGATAGTCCTAATCACTGGAAATATTTAAATGAAGATATAAAAGAAATTCCTGGTGATGCCTATGGATTTGTTTATCGTATTACTAATCATGTTGACAATAAACAATATATAGGAAAGAAACAATTCTATTCAACGACACGTCAAAAAGTTAAAGGTAAAGTGAATAGAAAAAAAGTAGTAAAAGAATCTGATTGGAAAGATTATTATGGATGTAATAAATATTTGAAAGAAGATGTAGAAAATTATGGTGCACCATTCTTTTCAAGAGAAATATTAAGATACTGTAAATCAAAAGGTGAGTTATCATATTATGAAGCAAAATATCAATTTGAAGAAGATGTTTTGTTTGATGATAAATATTATAATTCATGGATAACATGTAAGATACACAAGAATCATTTAACTTAAATTATGGAGAATATATAATGTCTGAAGAAGTTATAGAGAAAAAAGAAGAGACTAAAGAGGAAGAACAAAAGTTTGATAACTTTGGTTTTGAAGAAAATGAAATAAGTATTAACTCAAAAGGTGGTACTGAATTATCAAAAAGAATGGTTGCTGGTGGTTTAGATAAAGAACTTGTTGATAACTTTCAAGTTATATGTTCTCGAGTACGAACTTTAAATCCAGAAAAGATAAGAATTTATTGGTTACATGATTTACCAGGAGATCCTGAATGTAACAAATTAAAAGATGATGTTTATCGTGATAAATTTCATCAATTAGTTTTTGTCAGCAATTGGCAATATCAACAGTTCCAAAACTATTTAAATGTTCCATATGATATTAATTCAACTGTGATTGATAATCCAATCACTCCAATTGAATTTGTAGAAAAACCAAAAAATAAAGTAAAATTAATCTATACATCAACACCTCATAGAGGTTTAGACATTCTTGTTGAAGTATTTGATAAGCTATGTGAGAAGTATGATCATATTGAACTTGATGTTTTTTCTAGTTATAAGTTATATGGTTG